GAAAAGAAACTCCATGCCGGACAAGTTCATGGAAACCCTGTCTGTATTGAAAAGCGAACAGCAGGCGTACCACAAGAATCAGAACGAGTTCCTGGAACGGTTCGCCCAAACAGAGAAAGACACCATCCTGCATATATCGGAGAAGATGGAATCGCTTTCCACTTCCGTCAGAAACAGGATGGAAGAACCCGATGTTGTCTGTCACAGACACAGCATCAGCATAGATACACCTTATATATTCTGGACCCTGATCATACTGGTAACGTACTCGATAGTTGTATCTGTGGCTTTCTGTCTCGGGAAGCAGCTTGACTACGACTGCTCAGACAATGACTTGAAATACCGCTATATCAAGATGAAAGGCGAAGCTTCGCCCGGGCAGATCGGGGAACTTGAAAATCTCTTTGAACTGAACCGTGACGAGGCCGGAATTGAACAGATGCGCGAGGACGTGGAGGCATACGAGGATGCTGTCCGGAGACAAGCCACGCTTGCCGAACAGGCAAGGCTAAAAGAGCAAGCTGCAAAGGAACAGGAGAGCAAAGCCAAGTTCATAAAGATGAAGCAAGGGCAGCCAAAGGGTAACCTTAAATCGAGGAATTAAAGAGGTGGCACATATTAGAATTACAGTAAAAAGAGAGTTTCAATTGCTGTATATCCCGTAGCCGTTATTTAAAGAGCTTTCCCTTAGGCAATTGAGTGAAGGCTCTTATTGTATCATTTCAAATTATTTATCACGCTTATGGCAACAATTAAAGTAAAACTACGCCCCTCATCAGTCGTGGAGCGTGCAGGAACTATATATTATCAAGTGACTCATCGTAGAGCAACACAACAGATAACAACTAATATCCGATTGCAGCCTGACGAATGGGATACAATAGGTGAACAGGTTGTTGTAAGTGTTGCTGACAAGAACATTATTCAGAATCGTATAGATAGTGATATTGCGCTATTGAAACGAATTGTCAAAGATTTGAATAATAGCGGAGTAACTTATTCTGTTGGCGATATTGTAAAACGCTTTAAGTCTCCGGAATGTCATGTACTAGTCTTAGACTTTATGCAGAATCAAATACGATTGATGCGTAATGCAAACCGCTTGGGGACGGCTCTGAACTATGAGAAAACGATGAAGAACTTCGTCAAGTTTCTTGGCGGAGTCAATCTGCCATTTTCGGCAATGACGGAACAAGTTATTGCAGACTATAATGCCTTTCTCGTACAACGAGGAATGGTACGGAACTCTATTTCATTTTATATGCGTATAATGCGTGCTGTTTACAATAAAGCAGTTAGACAAAAACTCGTTGAACAATCACACCCATTTACAGAGGTTTATACGGGCATTGATCGTACTCGCAAGCGTGCTGTATCGGAATCAGTAATATCACAGTTGTATAAACTCAATTTGGCAGAAGGAACGCCACTCGCCCTTGCAAGGGATATATTCATTTTCAGTTATTGTACCCGTGGAATGGCATTCGTAGATATTGCCTATCTGAAAAGAGAGAATATCCAAAACGGAGTGATATGCTATGCCCGCCGAAAGACAGGACAATTGTTGAGTGTAAGGATAGAGCCAAGTATACAACGAATAATTGACCGATACTCATCGGCATTATCTCCTTATGTTTTCCCAATATTGACCTCAACGGAAACAAAACCAGCATACGAAGAATATCAAGTCGCAATCAACAACCATAATAGACAATTGAGACGATTATCAAAGATGTTGCCTGCTGGTTGCAAATTGACATCATACACCTCACGCCACAGTTGGGCCACTGCTGCAAGAAACCACAATGTACCTATTTCTGTCATCAGTGCTGGTATGGGACACACCTCTGAACAGACAACGCAGATTTATCTAACAATGTTGGAAAACTCGGTGATAGATGATGCCAATCAAGGACTTATTAGGTCATTATTGGAGTAGTTCCACGAAAGAACTATGACTCGTTTGCAAAATTACTAAAAAATGTTCAAAGAAAGGTAGAAACAGGCGATTATTTTTTCCTCTTCAAAGAATTAAATGATGACACCAAATAAATTTATATTCAACGGATTATGAAATTTTTGTTATTTTATAAAGATAAAAGATGGATGTTTGTATGGTTTGTATTTTTTATAAATCAGCAGACTGTGATTAAAAATGTTATGAAAATATCAGTTATTTATTTTGCATTACATTTTTAATCAAGGTCTTACATTACGATTATAGTTCTTTCGTGGAACTATTACAAATAAACGAATCAAAAAATTAAAATATGAAGCGCTTGATTTTATCTGCGGCTTGTACCCTAAGTTTAGCTAGTTGTGGAGGTCCTCCCACTGGACCTAACCAAAAGTTGGGAAATGAAAGTTCACAGACTGAAGTGAAATTACCAGCACCAAAAATCAAAGTATTTGTTGAAAATTCTGGTAGTATGGATGGCTATGTTAAGGGCGCAACAGACTTTGAAAATGCTGTTTATAGTTACTTATCTGATGTACAGCATGCAGATTTAGGAACTCGAATAGACTCATTAGCAACCAAGAATATATTGGTTCTGAATTACATAAATAGTGAAGTCTTACAGCAAAAACCAGATATCAGAGAGTTTATAGAGGCCTTGGAGCCTGCTGATTTTAAAATGAAAGGCGGTAAAAGAGGTACGTCTGACATGTCTAATATTCTTGATACAATTATATCTCAAACAGACGATGATGAAGTCTCTATTTTTGTCTCAGATTGCATTTTCTCGCCAGGGAAAAAATATAAGGCCAAAGATAATGCTGATGAGTATATTGTAGCACAACAGATAGGCATAAAGAATCATATCGTAGAGAAACTGGCTAAGAATCCTAATTTTTCCATTGTGGTTATGCGTTTAACATCTCAGTTTAATGGCATATATTACAATAAATTCGATGATAGACAGCCTATTAATAATGACCGACCTTTCTTTATGTGGTTGATGGGCGATAAAAGTTTCCTCAATACTATTCTCAAAAAAGTGGAACTAAATCAAATAAAAGGCAAAGGGGTGCAGAATATTTTTATGATTTCTAGACCTTTAACGGCTATACTGTACAATATCTCATTACCTCAGCCAGGTAATGGTAAATATGAAATAGCCAAATCTGAACAATATGCGATTAAAAACGCTAAAACAGACGGCAGAGGTGGCAATAGTCGTTTTCAGGTTGGAATATCCGTTAATTTCTCTAATATTCTACTTCCTGATGAGTATTTGATGAACCCAGACAATTATGTGGTTTCAAATAAAGCATATGGGCTTGAAATTACCAAATATTCAGGTCCTAGACAAGATTTATATACACACACAATCAAACTTAACTTGTTGCAACCTGTATTGAGCAAGGGAACTGTTAAAATATCACTTAAAAACACCTTGCCCCAATGGATTAATGACTGTACTGATGAGAGCGGATTGGATATCAACGCACCAGGTGCAATGGAAAAAACATATGGTTTGAGTTATCTACTTGGCGGCGTATATGATGCGTATGCATCTGATGGACAATATGGAAGTATAACAATTAATATTAAATAATATGGAAAACTTACTCGGACAGATTTATTGTTGGTTTCAGTCTTTTTATGGACAAGATTTAAGTTATTATTTGTGGGGATATGATCCCGGAACAGAGGCCTACACTAATCCAAATATCTATAACTTGGTGGGATTAATCACATTAGTTGGTTCACTTGTTCTAGTAGTGGTTTTCTATTACATTATTAATCATCCGAGACTTTGCAAGTGGTGGAGCTGGTTGATTACGTTGGGCATTAATGCTGTAATAGCCTTGTTTGTTGGCTATGGCATTGTGATGTCTAAATATGTAAATGGATACATTCATGATACCTTAATGTATCAGAGGGACGCTGATGGTAATATTATTTCTATACTCATTGGCGAGTCTAATTGTTGGGGATTTGGTATTGCAAATATGTTCGTTGCAATGATTGCCTTCGTTCTTTTAAGTTTTATGTTGAAATGGTGGAGTTCAAGCGCAAAGCATGTGCCTTTTTTGTAACTTTTTAATTAATGTTTAGTATGAACGGAAAATTATATATATTCGGTATAGGTGGCACAGGCTCTCGTGTCATTAAATCATTGGTTATGCTTGCCGCCTCAGGCGTAAAGATTGATGCCAGTGCAATTGTTCCAATCATTGTAGACCCAGATTTTGCAAATGCAGATGTTACAAGAACAATTGAGCAAATCAAGGCATATGTAGCAATTCGTAGCCAATTAGCATTTAATGATGCTACAAAAAATAGATTCTTTGAGGTCCCTATTGAAAATGTTGTGAATGATCATAGACTTGCCTTAAAGGATACTAAAAATAAGAAGTTTAGGGAATTTATTGAATTCAGCACTATGTCTAAGGAGAATAGAGCATTAGCATCTATGTTATTCTCTGAAGCAAATCTAGAGTCTGATATGGAAGTTGGATTCAAAGGAAATCCTAATATAGGAAGCGTCGTACTCAATCAGTTCACAGATTCTCAAGATTTTATAGATTTTGCAGATGCCTTCAAGCCTGGAGATAGAATTTTTATCATTAGTTCGATCTTCGGCGGAACAGGGGCAAGTGGATTCCCTTTACTACTGAAAAATCTCAGAGGATTAGATGCGAAGGTGTCTAATAACGATGCAATACAACATGCTCCAATAGGCGCTATTACCGTGCTGCCTTATTTTGCGGTTAAAACAGATGAGGAAAGCACAATTAACTCATCTACCTTTATAGGGAAAACTAAGGCTGCATTACAATATTATGAGCGCAATGTGAATGGCGACGAATCATCTGTGAATGTCCTTTATTATATTGGAGATGAAAGAACTAAACAATATGAGAATGAAGAAGGAGGAACAGAGCAACGTAACAACGCTCATATTGTTGAATTAGCAGCAGCAATGTCTATTGTAGACTTTGCAAGTATTCAGAATGATGATCCAATACTTGTTTGCGAAGAGAACTCGAACGGTAAAATTTATGCTCCGAATCCTGATTTTAGGGAGTTTGGTATTGAAAAGGATGTTCAAGAAGTTCTTTTCAGCAATCTCACTCAATCAACGAGGGACTATCTGTGTACACCTATGACACAGTTTGTGTTATTTGCTAAGTATGTGAATGAGCACTTGAGAGGCGCAACCTCTCTTCAATGGGCAAGAGATAATAAGTTTGATGATGCGTTCTTAAAATCCTCTTTCATTAATAATATTCAGAAATTCGTAAACTCTTACATTGAGTGGCTAGAAGAGATGTCTGATAATGATAGAGCATTTAAGCCATTTAAACTTTCTGTAAAATCTTCTGACTTGTATTCAATTGTAGATGGTGTAAAACCTGGATCTATTAAAGCTTTATGGGCATTCAATAAGTCAGGATATGATTTATTTGATGCGGCTCTTAATGAAGAGCACTCATCACTATCCAAGAACTTTACACTCCCACATAAGTTCACGGAGTTATTTTACAATGTTACAAAATTGTTAGTTGGTAAGAAATATAAGTTTTAAGTGATATGGCTAAGGTTTTAAGACTACATAAAGGAGCTGCCGACACAATCGGCAATTGGGACACTTCCGTAAAGATAGGAACTAAAGCGATTGACTCTATCGCAGATCCTATAGGTGCAAATGATAAGCATGAAATTACATCAATTCCTTCTCCTTTCGCTAGAATGGATTTGGTGAAGCGCGCTTTTAAGATTGTTGCGGAAGGTTCGCTTGAAGGCAAGACAGCATACCATAAACTAGTATCTGACTGTCTAGATGTTGGCCAAATTTTCTTCAATATAGAGAAGTATCGTGATAAGATAGAAATCATCGTGTGGGATAAGAAGAATTGTTTGGCAGAGCTTTCTGATTCTGATTACGAAGAGCACACTCGTTTGGGTAAAACTTACAAAACATATCTAGAACAGGATTGTGATGAGTACAATTTTGATCAGATGGATTGTATATATCTGCTTAATTATATAGACCCGTCGGCACCAGGCGTAATGAATATCATTGGTGCTACTTCTCCTGCAACCATTTTCTTTACTTCTGCGAATGATTTGCAATATGTTGGAAAGAAAATAAAGTTCGGTAATGATTGCCCATTTGACACGGAGTATAAACCTCTTTACAAAAGGGATTTTGAGTATATAAAATATTGGTGGGGACTAAAGAAGAGCAGAAAAGATTTTGCAAGAGTGTTCCCCGAGGTTGATTTATATCTTGAGAAATGTTTCAGAATGCTGACTGATGAGCAACGAAATGAATTGCGTCAGAATATTGTTGACGAAACATATTATCGAGGCAATTATGATGATATACCTGTTGTTCCTACAGCTCAACAGTATGTTATGGTACTTGATGAGAAACTTCGCAGGAAACGCACAGTAACAAATATTTCGAGTGGATTTGAGATGAAAGTATCAGATTCGCTTAGAAATGGCAATGTGCCTCTTGCTTTGCCAGTAGAAATGTATACAGAGCCCACACATTATGTTGTCGCCAAATGGGATAAGAATACGTACGTTCCATATTACGACGCAAGACCTATTGATGACCGCACTTTACCGGATGATGGTTCAAAGTATCCATATGTTACAGTTGGAGACTTCTTAGAAGATACAATCGTTAAGGTTCCTTATAAGTTTAATTCAGAGGCTTTCTTTAATGGAAATGATGAAAATCCAGATTCAAAGTTCAGCTACATACTTCCGTTAAAGAGAACATACTTTAACTACTTCACAACCAAAGATCTTACGGAAAAAGTATGTGGAAAAAATCGTATTGAAGTTGTTCGTTTGAATGGTGAGGCTGTAAAGGTAGTATTACGCATCCCGATAAAAGATGGCGGATATATCCAGTATGAACGAATCTATTATAAAGATGGTAAGGCTGAGGCAACCGCCAACAAGGGTGCCATTATTGAGAAAGAGTTTACTCTTGGATTGTATCCTAGCATTAAGTATGCAGATGGTGTCAAACCATACTACAAAGTTGCATTCTTAGATCGTGATTCAGTAGATAATCCAGACAGTGCATATTCGTTATCATTCTATGATTACTCAAACAAAGAAGTGTCTGTTGAAGGTGTAGTTAGAAGAAATAGGAATGCAGACAATTCAAGATTTGATACGAGTTACATTGACTACATTACTTATGCACTAGAGTCTGAATATCAGTATATAACCTTATCTAATGATAATGAGAGTGGTATTCATGGTGTTATTATACCTAAATTTACAGCTCGCAATGGAAGTCACAAATTCCGTTTTGCTATAGATTTCGGTACAACAAATACGCATATTGAATATAGTGTTGATGGTTCAACTTCTTCTAATCCTTTTGATATTACAGAGAAGGATATGCAGATTCAAAAGTTGCACATCACAGATGACTATATGATCAATGATGTGTTCAACTCAGACTTTATTCCGGCAACAATTGGCGGAGAGAGTTTGTATGGATATCCAATGCGTACGGTTATATCTGAGAGTAACAATACAAACTGGGATAAGGCTGTTTTAGCAATGGCAAATGTTAACATCCCTTATACTTATGAAAAGAGTTTGTCATTGCCGTACAATGTATTACATACAGACTTGAAATGGTCAACAAATACTGAAGATAAAAAGAGAGCTTCAAAATATATTGAAAGTATTTTGTTGATGCTAAGAACAAAGGTACTTCTTAATAATGGAGATTTAAGTAAAACAGAAATCGTATGGTTCTATCCTGCAAGTATGACACAGAACCGCTTTAATAAATTTAAAGCTGAATGGGAAAATACTTTTGCAACTTTATTTGGTGCTCCTATTTCAAATATTATTGCAGCGTCAGAATCTGTTGCGCCATATTATTATCATAAAGCCAAGAAAGGTGCAACCTCTACTGTTGTATCTGTCGATATAGGTGGTGGTACTACAGATGTTTTGATAGTTGACAAGGGCGAACCAAAATACCTAACATCTTTCCGTTTTGCAGCTAATACGATTTTTGGAGACGGATACTCATACGATTCTGATTCAAACGGTTTCGTAAATAAGTATAAAGATATAATCACGAATCAGTTAGAGACCAACAATTTAAGAGGCCTAAAGGCCGTATTGAAGTCTGTACTTGATAAACGTGTATCAACTGATGTTATTGCGTTCTTGTTCTCATTGGCATCCAATAAAGAGATCAAAAAGGAAAAGGTGGAAATCAATTTTGCAAAGATGCTTGCAGATGATAACAGAGGTAAATATGTTGTAATATTGTTCTATGTAGCAATAGTATATCATATTGCAAAATTGATGAAAGCTAAAGGCTTTGATATGCCTCGTCATATGACTTTCAGTGGTAATGGTTCAAAAGTGCTTAACATTTTGAGCACCAATGACGCAACGCTAGTAAGACTTACTAAAATCATATTTGAGGAAATCTATGCTCAGTCTTATTCAATAGATGGACTAGATATTATCCGTCCTGCAAATTCAAAAGAGTCTACTTGTAAGGGAGGTATCATTTTAACTCCATTCCAATCTCAGGATTATGGGGAAATTAAAGACATGAAAACAATCCTTATTGGTACAGATAATGAGAAATTTGCAGATGTACACATGACTTATAATGATGTGACAGAAGCGGATTTGGATTCTGTTGTAGACGTAATTAAGGAATATATAGAATTTACCTTCAAACTTGATAAGAAATTCTCATTCTATGACAATTTCGATGTAGATCGTTCTATTATGAATAAAGTCAAGGACTTATGTTATAGAGATATTAGAACATATCTTGAGAATGGTCTAGCAATCAAGAAGAGTGAGATAGCACAAGATGGTGCAGATGACAATTTGGAAGAAACATTATTCTTCTACCCGTTAGTTGGTATTATCAACGCTGTAGTACGTAACATTTATCAAATGTAAAACAAATGAAGAAGATTATAATTTTATTGTCAGTAATAACGCTTGCTAGTTGCTCATTATTGCCTAATAATGGTGAAAATGATAATGAGGCCATAAAGAAGGCTCAGCAAACTGCACAAGAAAATATTAGTCAATATACTGACCAGGAAATAGATCGTGCCAAGAAAGAAATCGACAATGCTGTAGCATCTGTGATTAATAGGGCAGACTCAACATTAACAAACCAATTCACTGCAGTTGAAAAGTCATTTAATGCAAAAGCAGAGGAAACAAAAAAGGAGTTGAGTGGAAAAATTTCAGGAATCGAGGATAATATAACGAAAGCTAAAGCAATTAGTTTTATAGGAATTGCTATTGGAATTTTGGGTATAGTTTTGGCGTTTTTTGCATATAGAAAAAGGCCTAGAACAAATGTAAATAAAGTAAAAGACATAATTACAGAGGAAATCAATACAAACGACTATATCCGTAATGAGATTCGCAGAATCGCAGGAGGACAAAGTTCGTCTTATCGACCGCAAACCAGTGCCCCGTCTCAGGCAACAATTGATCGAGCTATAGAAGCATATTTGGCAAGTAAAAAATTTAAGGATATTTTACAGCAATATATTGCATTAGCAACAGCTCCTACTCAAAGTGTGACAGAAAATATAAAGATGGAGCCGGCTACTACAGCTAAACCTGTATATCAAATTTATGCAAAAGAGTCTAATTCAATGATTCTTTCAAGCATTCAAGATACATATCAAAAAGGAAAGTCAATTTATAGACTTACTATGTCAGAAGCTAACGCATATACAGCCGAGGTAAGTATATGTATTGAGCAAGAGGAAGTAAAACAACGTATCCTAAAATTTGATAGTCAGTATCTCGAACCTATTTGTTCTGTTACTCGCTCATCAAATGATCCCACTCAGGTACTCATTAAGACAACAGGAACTGCAGAACGTATCGGAGAAGAGTGGAAAGTCATTAAACCTATAACAGTTGAAATAAAGTAAACAATGGAACTTCATTATATTCTAGTGGTTCTTGTAATTATAGCAATTATAGTTGCACAGATATACATATACAGGAACACTAAAAAGAAGATAGCGACCTATAAATCAATATTCCCCAATAGTACATCATCGTACTCTATCGTTGAGAAAGAAATTCAGACAGAGAGTTGTAGCGATGATGATGATGTCTATGTTGAAGATATTGATACCATAAGTGTTTCTCAGTTAAATATCAATACAGATAATGAAACACTTAAGGAGATTAGGGACGCCTTGAATATGTACCTTCAAAAAAACAGAGGAGCAGCGAGCGATTTTTATTTAATGAAGGATGTCGTAGAGCGTTACTGTGATGCAGAGGAAGAAGAAATCAATATACAACAGCCGATACCGCTATACCTCGGTTTGATGGGCACAATGGTCGGTATCATTGTCGGTATTGGCTTTATTGCCGTAAGTGGAGGTTTATCAAGCGAATCACTTATGGACAACATCACCTCATTGATGACTTGTGTCGCAATTGCTATGGCCGCAAGTTTAGTGGGTATTTGCTGTACAACTCTAATTTCTTGGTCAGCTAAAAGTGCTACATCCAAGGTAGAAGCTGATAAGAACAGATTCTACTCGTGGTTACAGACAGAGTTGTTACCTGTTCTGTCTGGAAATGCAGTAAATGCTTTGTATCTATTACAGCAAAATCTTATGACCTTCAATCAAACTTTCCAATCAAATATTGAGGGTTTGGATGGTGCCTTGTCTAAAGTTGAAGAGTCGTCTAGGGAACAAATAGAGTTGATTACTCTAATCAAGGATATTGACATTAAACGCGTAGCACAGGCAAATGTTACAGTTCTCAAAGAACTTAAAGAATGTACTGGTGAAATAGCTGTGTTTAATAAGTATTTGCACAGCGTCTCAGGATATTTGCATTCCGTAAATGAATTGAATAGCAACATTAATGAGCATCTTAATCGAACAGCCGCCATTGAGAACATGGGTGCATTCTTTGAAAGAGAGATCAATCAGGTTGCCGCTCGCGAACAGTATATCAACGAGGTTGTTGCAAAAGTAGACGACACGTTGCGTAAAACATTTGAGAAACTTGCTGAAAGTACAAGAGAAAGCGTAACTCAATTGCGTAACAACTCTGTTTCAGAGTTCGATGCACTGCTCAAGCATTATTCAGAGCAAAAGGAAGAGTTTGCAAGAATGCTTCAAGAGCAAAGAGAAGAGTTTGCTGCTAGAAATGCTGAAACTACTGAGTTGATGAAAGAGATTCGTAATCTTGCCGATATAAAGGCAGTTATGGGACAGCTCGTTGAGTCAACGAAGGGTCAGACAGCAATACTTGAGAGATTGGTTAGTAGCCTTAAAAACCAGAATAATGGTGGAAGAAGAGAAGGTTTCCCCATCGAAAGTGCAGTGCAACATGTGTCCGCTCCAGTATTCCCTAAGAGCATAACTTATATGGTTGCAACTATAACTTTGCTTGCTTTTATGGCGTTTGGCTTATATGTATATAACTCTTTTATTGCAGAACCAAGGATTGAGGTTGTTGGCGTTTCTAATGAGCCTCAACAAACTATAGTTCCAACATCTACGCAGGTAGAGCCAAATATCAGTAATGACCAAACTGTTAATGTAGATTACTTAGAGTCGACTCAAAGTGCAACACAGGAGCAATAGATATGGCAAAGGAAAGCAAATCATTCTTTTGGGCTAGTTACGCAGACCTTATGACAAGTCTATTCTTTGTTATGCTAACACTATTTATAGTTGTTATCATAGCATTGAATAATGCTCGTATTGATGCGATTGAGCAGACCGCTGAGCTGCAAGCGAAAATTGACAAAGCGGATGAGATAAACAATGCAACTCGAGAACTCGATACACAGCATTCGCAATACTTCCAATACTTCCCTGAATTCAAAAAGCACAAACTTGCAGTAACTGTGAGTTTTAGAAGTGGAAGTGCAGATATGAATAGTCTTCCATCAAGTACAAAAGAAGATTTAAGAACGACAGGTAAGATCCTACAAGATTTTATTATTAAAACGACACAAAGTAACCCTCATATCCAGTATCTCCTTATTATTGAAGGACAAGCATCGAAAGATGGATATGCTTATAATTACGAGTTAAGCTATCAAAGAGCATTATCTCTTAAAAAATTTTGGGAAGATAACGGGTTGAATTTTAATGATAAAAATTGTGAAGTACTAATTTGTGGTAGTGGTGATGGACGTTTAAGTGGCACAGGACTTATGAGAGAATCAAAGGAAGTACTTAACCAGCGATTCCTTATACATATTCTTCCTAAACCCGGAAAAATTGGTGATTAATAAATGGGAAAAGATAAACGAACGCACTTTTGGGCAAGTTATGCAGATCTAATGACTAGTTTATTTTTCTTGATGGTTGTATTGTTCATCATATCAATCGTTGAGTTAAAACAAATTGATGCGACACCTCTTGAAGTGAAAGAATTAAAAGCAGAAAGAGACAGTTTATTGAACCTCAACTCTCGTATGGTACTTCGTCAAAAACAATATAGTGAAGAGTTGGATAGTATGCGATATCTTGCCAATGCAACACAAGCCCATATTGATAAGATAAATGAAATTAACGATGCTACCAAAAATCTCGACCAAAACTATTTTGTATACGACTCAATTAATAAAAAACACAAACTGAATTTTGTTGTACGTTTTAAAATTGATGATGATCAAATATATAACATTTCTAAAGTTGAGCGAGAAAAATTATTGTCTGTTGGTCAAGAGTTAGTAAGATTCATTCATAGTGCCGCTGAAAACACGCCGGAGGTTCAGTATCTTCTCGTGATTGAAGGTCAGGCATCAAAAGATGGAATAGATAAAATGGATTATAACTATGATTTAAGTTATCGCCGAGCAAGAAATCTTAAAAAGTTTTGGGATAATAACAATATCCATTTTGATAGAGATAATTGTGAAGTACTAATCAGTGGTAGTGGAGATGGAAGGCTCAGCGGCACAGGACTAATGAGAGAACTCGAAGAAAAAGCAAATCAAAGATTTTTGATTCATATTTTACCCAAACCAGGACAAATCCAATAATATATGAAACAAATACTATATATACTGCTCATACTACTGTTATCTGTAGGTTGCGCTCAAAAACCAGCAGCTCCTAAGGGTAATAATAACTATCCTGTTTCTAGTCCATCTTCTCGACCAGGTTCATTCTCTAATAATGGTCGCCCACCACTACCACATCAACAAAAAGGAACTTCTCAGACAAATAAAACTTCAGATGTCGGTAATACTACAAATGGTAGAGTTTTGTCTCCAAGTGAGATCTTTGAAAAACTATCATCTGCGGTATTTAAGATTCATACATCTACTGCGTATCAAGGGTTCCAAGGTTCTGGCTTCTTCATATCTAGTAACGGTATTGCAGTAAGTAATTACCATGTTTTTCAAGGTACCGCTGTTGGCTATGAAGACATAATACTTTCCGATGGAAGCTCATATAAGGTAACGGAAGTTTACCATAAGAGTCAGGACAACGACTTTATAATATTCAAGGTTGGAGTTAGCAGAAAAGTAAACTACATTAAGATCGCAAATAATACACCAAAAGTAGGAGAGAAAATATATACTATCGGAAGTCCAAGAGGCTTGGATAACACTTTTTCATCTGGCGAAATATCACAGATAAGGGAGAACGGAAAGATTCTACAGATTAGTGCTCCAATTGATCACGGCAGTAGTGGAGGTGTTTTGTTAAATTCAAAAGGAGAGGCAGTCGGTATAACATCTGGAGGAATAGACGATTCTGGCGCCAATCTCAACTATGCCTGGAATATACAACTTATAAAATCATACATCCCATAGACTATATTTATATGTAAAATAGAATGAATATGAAAAGGTTTCTTATTTGGATTCTTTTATAAGGTTGTCTGTTGTCAACAACAGAGTGCTTAGCTCAAAAGTTTCAATTTAAAGTAGTAGAAATTTCTGATGGTTTTGTTGGCCTAAATAGAGATAACTTGCAAATAAAATTTAGGATTTGGGGCATTGATGCTCCAGAAAAAGAAACAGGCTTTTGGGACAAAAACCAAGGATTATTTGTAAACCCTTATTTTTGGGGGAAAATATTATTGTTGATGTTCAAAAACAAGATGGTTGGGGTAGATATATCGCTTATGTTTATACTCTAGAGAATAAGGATGTCGCCCTTGAAATGTTGAATGCAGGAATGGCGTGGCACTATACAAAATATGACCAGTCCGAGAAATATCATAATGCAGAAATAAAAGCAAGGAATAATAAAGTGGGGCTTTGGGTATATCCACGACGAATTGCACCATGGGATTTTAGATAGTAATAGTATTTGGTACACTTAGAACGCTATTTCATACATTATCAAGAACATGGCTTTGCCATATGGATAAACCTGTATATTTTTGTTTGGAAGAACAATCGAATGAAAAAAACAATTGGTCATATCAACCTCTATTGATTTAGTTCGTATAGTACCAGATTAAATCGTCTACATTGCATCAGACGGAAACTATTCTACGCTTGTACAAACCGATAACGAGGTACGTATGTTATCATACCAATTGGGATAGATTGAGAAAATGATCTCACACCAACTCGGTAGTAAGGTTGGTAAATGTGTGAATGCTACTATTATTTTATTAGTGTAAAAAACAACTATACAATTTTAATAGCTAATTGACGATTTATATTCGGGTTAAATTAGTATCTTTGCAAAATAAATAAGGTGTTCTTTTCAATAATGCAAAATAAGACAGATAAGGGAACTTTTCTTGTTTCTAAGTCGTTACCTATCACAAATTAAAATTCTGTAAATCGTTTGTCTTCAGCGAGAAATAAAGTTATCTATGTCTCAAGCTATGATAAGTGATCTTTTTATTAATCCCAGCCATTTGAACCAGTTTTTGTAATATTCTGTTTGTATCTGAATTACATCCTATCTTAGATAACTCTTCTATGCTGTTATAATGGCTTATAATGTTTAGAGCCTTTCCGCGAAATAGTAGATACAAAGGTATTTGAAGTTTTGATCCAGTTTTAAGGCTGTTCAATATCAACCAACTATTCCCATCTATAATGATTAAATTACGATTGCTCAACTGTTTAAAATCGGAGAATCTGAGTCCTGTATAACAACAGAACAGGAAAGCATCAAGAACATGTTGGCTGTTATTCTTCTTTTCAAACAGTTTCAAGGATTCCATCTTTTCAAGCTCATTAGGCAGCAGAAAACGATGTTCTGTCTGTTCTTTCTTAATTTTAAACTTACGGAATGGATAAGCATCTTGTGGAATATACCCTTGGTTTATTGCTTCATTGACAAGGGTGCGGAGTACTCTCATATGCTTGCCTATCGTGTTGACTTGTAATCCTTTGTTTCGTAGAAACACATCAAAATCTTTAAGAAATGTATAATTAAGATCTTTAAAATCAATTATACCACGAAACTCCTTTAACGTCGCCACTGTAACCAACATGTTATCTTTTGTACGCGGTTTTCGATCTGAATTCTCTATGGTATGTTGCGCAAATTTCAAGAACGAGATGGATGGTGATACTTCTTTTTTAACAAACTCTTTCAATTTTGAAAGTGTGGCATCAATACCATTTTTCCAGCAATTCAGCTCTATCGCCTGCAAATCCAATATGTAACCATATAACATTGCGTTGAGTTCATTACTCTGAGGATGGTTAACAACTTGTGCTCCCTGTTTGCTCCAATGCTCTGGTTTTAAATATACATTTGTTTTAAAATAGGCTTTACGTTGGTTTAAATATGCTTCAACCTGCACTAAGGCAGTTCCTTGTTTATTAAGTTTCTTTTGGCGATTATAGACCAAACGATATCTAATTTTTTCTAACATGGCAGTTTTTATTTTAAAGTTAAGTATTTCTATCTTTATGACAAAACAATACATAAAAAATTACTTCTGGGAGAACTGATTGGAATAAATGAAACTTGGTTCAGGAATCGAGGTTACATTAGAGGTGAAATTAATTTGGATGATTTTAAAAATGCAGGTGCCTATTCATTGTTCAATGTTGAAGGGAACAATGTTCCTACATCTTGGGCACAACTGCTTATATTTTCATCTGGGTATTATATTATTCAAATTATCGTTGATATAAGTAGTCGTAAATTATTTATCAGACGATATGATACAGAAAATGATCGCTGGCAAGAATGGGGTAATATAATTATAACATAATTTTTATCACAATTCCGACCTGGGAGAACTTCTGCCACTTGCAACGAATGAAAGTAATGGATTGATGGGCGCTAGAGATAAATGTTCTATCCCATTTCCTCTATTGTCGGGAGGGAGTTATTATGTTCATGTACCTATGGAAGGATTACCTTTTTTAGTACAGATAAGTGCCCCTTCAGTTGCTCCAGGTTTATTTTGCTGCTGCAAAACATCATCATCATTTACTATTAATAGATTATTTAAATCAGCAGATATAGAAGGTGGGCTAGTTTTTACGTACAAAGAATCGATGTTATATGTAAAGAGATCAGGAGTCTACTTTAATATAATACCATTACATTCTGGATATATATTTAAACAAGGCACAGGGGATATCCCAAATGATGCTATTGAATTAACTATACAATGAATAGTTGATAATATGCTTCTGGGAGGACTTTTGGAAATAAATCAAATGTTAGGAGATAAAGGATATCCAACATCATTTGCATCAGCAACTGAGGTTGGATATTATACTATTGATGACAGATTAACTAACGAAGATACCCCTAACGGTCATAGGGCATGGGGAGGATTATTGGTTTTTGGGCGTTTGTTTATAACTCAAATATACATTCCGATGAATGATAATGTTTTTTATATAAGACAAAAATTAGGAGATAATTGGGGAAAATGGGCAAAATACGAAGGTGTTTTTGTATAGAAATTATAACTTAAGCTCTTATATTTTGTACTTCTGGGAGAACTGATTGGGAATGCAACATCAAATAAAAGCGGGTTGATGAGTTCCGGTATGGTACCTTTAGAATTATCTAAAGATAATAATCAATATTGTAAGATTAGTGTATTTATGCCAAATGCCGGATCAATAAATGAGTCTGTAATTAGTGTTACAAATGTTGGTGGAGACTCGTTCTCAGTCGCAGTGTCTATGATTAGATGGAATGCAAATAAAGTCTTTTGTAAATTGATAAACGGAACCAAAATTAGTAACATTAATATGTATTATACAGTTGATACAGAAAGATTTTGCTTTTACATAAAAGCTAATTGGTATGCGAAAATAATAGTGTCACGATTAGGTCTTGTGAACACGAGCAAAATAGAATCAATCAATGCTATTCCTAGTGGGGCGATTGAAGTACCAATATCTTGACGTGACAAAAGATATAGCACTGAGCTGGGAGAACTGATTGGAATTGAAAAGGTAAAAAAAACGGTTACAGCTACGCTTGAAGGATCTATTATTTATTTAGGAGGTATTGGACCTAATTCGTACATTGTGTCATGTAATGATGGTGGAATGTCTTTTAATTTAACAATTATATCAAACTCAGGTAATATACATTATAATATTATCAATGGGACGATAAGACAAGGGTATTCAATTTATGTTGATGGAGATAAAAAACAATATTTAAAAATAAAAAGAGATGGAACCGTAACTGACAAAGAATTTAATTTTACGTTATTTAAAGTGGCATAATCGACCTGGGAGAACTGATTGGGATTGCTACGAAAGAAAATAAAGGCTTGAGCGATAGTGTTCAAGCCTTAAATTCTACGATTTATAAGATTTCTACCGGAAATAAGGAAACTGCTTTGTTTAAAGTTTGTGATTATGGCAGTAATATTAATCATATATTACATATATATAGCTCACCTAATGGCACATTGGATAGTTGCAACTATATTCGTGTGATCTTATCAGACATATATATATTCGTAAATAAATTATTTGAAAAAGGATATAATAGTATCAGACTTTTTAAAGATGGAAAATCTTTTTATGTTTACGTTTATAGCAGTGTATGGACAAGAACCAATATTGAGGTTTTTTCAGGGACCCCTGATCTCTTCTATTTCACAAACGTGACGGATGAAATCAGTATATCAGATTTGGAAGAAATCTCTATATCTTGAAAAATATAGCGGTTTATTCAGATATTTATTACCTTTGCACCGCATATGGCGTTGTGCATATCAGGATCGGGTGGCACCGGCTTGTACCGGACCACCCGTTTTTTAATCCTATGTCAACGAAAAAGTTTGCCATTTACCCCAACTACCGACCCAATATAGCCTGATCTTAATCAATTGCCCCGAATAGGTTGCTTGAAACCCTATTTTTTGAACATCATTTGTCCCTATAAATATAACAGCATTTTGCCCATCACCACTTTCGAATGGAGAATTAGATGTTGATTTAGTTGTTTTCCGAATCCCATTCCATGTAAATGTATTGTAATCTTCAATGGGATTAACATCTCTATCGAAGAACTGTTCCATAGGCATTAGTCCATCTTTCTTGGCTGTAGCAACACCAATCAGTTCTCCCAGAAGCATAAATTTATGATCACGATGTTACAATTTGTTATATAGTTACTACATCAGTCAAAGTTAATATTCTTTCCATTCTGTCCACATATTAGTTTGATCAAAAAAGAATCGAATACATAGCATTTTTGATATAGCAGTTTGTCTTACTATACCATTAAACGTTTCGACAATAAAAGTACCGTCAGTCATTCCATCCGGCCAATTAGTTTTAGGGAAATCCGGATTTGTCCATCTATTAATTGGTCGGATTGTAAGTGATTTGAAATTATTTAAATCTCCATAATTTAACTCATTGGAATTATATTTTGGTAGCGTCAGTTCTCCCAGAAGTGTTGCTAAGTTGCTTTTATCTATTTGAACAATTTCACCATTTGATCGCTTTCCGAAAATAGTTACGATGTCACTTACCACCGGAACTTCATTTAATTTTTTGTCTGCCATAATCATATTTTTTTATTATTTATTACTACTTGATTTTCTACCACTTGAACATATCCGCCCGAAACAAGATTTTCCAAGTCGAATGCCATGCCTATTCCGCTGTCACGGATACAGAGATAAAGAACCTCCTTATCGGTGTAATACTTGCCTTCTTCCAGCACCATGTTATGTACCCAAGGTATAGGATCATCCAGTGTGCCGGAGTGCTCTATCTGCACAACCTTGTACAAGGATTCCGTACCCGTTCCCGGCTTCCAGTCCTCCTGCGGTGTATGTTTCTGTATAACCTCATAGAGCGTGCTGCCATAGCGGAAGCGGAACTGCACATCAACCTCTGTACCTATCAGATCCTCCCATACGGGAAAGTACTCTTTCTTCGCCAATGCTTCCTCTACAGTAAGCCCGGCATTGTTAATGTTTGCCGCAATATCGTTTAATAGTGTATCCACACGATCAAGTGCTTCAACATCTATCGCTTCCGTATCGATAAAAGACGCTTCGGCAATCATCTGCTCCTTCTGCTTTGATGTGATTTCTTTCCACATAGCCACATCCTCAGGGCTGTTTATCAACACCTTATTTTCAAATCTTCGTTCCGACAGAGGCATATCTTCGGCCTGTGTCAGATAGCAATCATAACCTGCTTGTAATATCATATCGTTTACTCAATTAAATCCATACGTGTTATATACCAATGGTTGTTAAAGGCCTTCATCTCCAAAACATAAGGCCTTGCCATCTGAATTTCTGTTTTATTATTATAAGCGCCCGCCAGCCCGCAGAAATAGTTCGTAGCCTTGTATTTATCTGGGTTCTTGGCCGCCCTTGATGTCATATCAACCACAAACTCCAGTTTCAATCCGTTCCATGATGATGCAGGAGGAAGAGTTATGGTCCCGCCCAAACCGTCAGCAGAGAAGAACGTAGATCCCTGAGTAGACGGATTCACGGTCATATTGCCTTCCGAATCAGCCAGACTATCCATATCGCTTCCCGGTGAGTAGAGAAGAGTGGCAGTGACCGTACCTGCCACATTCGCTTTCGTTGCCACAAACCCACCCTGTTCATTCACTCGGAACGGTGCGGAGTCAGGAGTCGCGGAACCTGCCCATATACGTATCTTCTGACCGGATGTAGAGCCGGACATGCCTGCGGAAACAGTGTTGTCGCTCTTCTTTATCAAAACCTGATTTCCTTGGAACAGGCTGATGCTGGCATTCTTAGCTATTATCAGGCTGGTATAGATAGGTCCCACCCCGCTCAGCTTTTCCCAGTATGTGGTGTTGCCCGGTTTGTTCGAGGCGGAGGACACATGCGTCTTCAAACATTTGTACACATCCCATCCGTCAATGGCTGCGTCATTCCTTATCAATGCGAAATCAATATACCTCGTACCGCTTGTCAGGGATTCGTCATTACGGTACTGCACACTTGAGGCGGACCATTCCGACTCACGGAAGATACAGCCCTGTATTCCTTGTACGCCCTGATCTCCTTTGTCGCCCTTTTCACCGTCATCACCCTTGTCACCTTTATCACCTTTTGATCCGGTATCACCTTTCTCTGCCCATACATCGTATTCGGCAGTGTTCACCTCACCCGTCAGCACATAACCGCCATCGTTGTAAGTAAACCGGTTGCCGGCATTGTCTGTCCAGCACCACAAGGGAGGATTGGTAGTGGATGCCTTGGCTACATAAGAGCCGCCACCCATTGAAACGACACCCATCTTGGGTACAACCATTCCAGTCCTAAACTGCCCCATCTGGGTGTAACCGTCACCCTTGTCACCTTTGATTTTTATCGGTGTACCCCATGCTCCGTCAGATGCGGACGCAGCAACCTTCTGCGACATCCATATGGCGGCACTTGTCGCATTTGTATGCCATCCTCCAGTAGTACCGTTCCCGGTAGGTACAGAAGGTTGGGAAGTGCTGTCATTATAAGTTATAAACACGCTCAATCCGTCAGAACCGGCTGCACCATCAGCACCGTCCGATCCGTCCACAACCATCAATGCCCATGCTGTTCCGTTCCATATATATACACGACCATTATTGGTATCCCGGTATGCCCAGTTGGTCTGAGGATTGGAAGGAGGTGTTTGGAGATCTCCTTTCCATACAATACTCAATCCGTCTTTCCCGTTCTTCCCATCAATTCCGTCAATAGTCATCTGATACCACTGTCCATCCTGATATACATATGATTTCTTATCAGTGGTATTCTTGTATGCCCACCCGTTCTGAGGATTGGAAGGAGCGGAGGAAAAATCACCTTTCCAAATGATGCTCGTTCCGGCTACGCCCTCAGCACCGTCAGCACCATCAAATCCGTACTTCGCCCAAAGGGCAGGAGCACTGAATTTACTCCATATACCGTTTTTCTTCTCCCTCTCACTGATCCACTCATAAGGCAGAGAGCTGGAAACACCTACAGGATCATCATGCCAGCCGGAAGGCACATAATCGTCCGTCTGTGACGTGGAAGGAGTGGCAGGTTTACTCTCTGTTGTAGTATGGATGAATACCCTCTCATAACTGGTACCATCGCTTCCGTCCTTTCCGCTTTGAACCAAAAGTTCATATTCATCGGTATTTATCTCACCCGTCAAGCAATAGCCACCATCATTGAAAGTAAACCGATTACCGGCATTGTCTGTCCAGCACCACAAGGGAGGATTGGTAGTGGATACTTTAGAAAGAAACGAACTTCCTCCCATTGTAACGATACTCATTTTGGGAACAACCAAGCCGGAATACCACGGACCGCTATTGGTCACGCTCACACCGTCCTTTCCCGGTGCCCCCGTATCACCCTTGGATGCTATCTCCTGCCAGTCAGCATCCGTACCCGGTTCAGAGGACGAACCGTTCTTGTTCAGACACGCCCATGTGCTGCCGTTATACGTCACACTATCGTAGTAATCATAATGCCTGTCTGATTGCCATACACCCTCGTAGCTTAAGTCCATAGCCACCTCACCGTTGGGTTTGAGTCGTTCTATCGTTCCGCTTACATATACGTTTTTCTGATACGAAGAATAGCCATCCATTATCTGCCCGTTGATGGTAAGCCCACTCAGATCTCCGCTCTGATAAGCGATGTTCACATCCGGATCTATTACCCATGTGTTCACGTTGATAAGCCGGCGGGTATAGTACCTGTTCTCATAAGTGATGGCCTGTCTGTCCTTGTCGGTGAAGTTGCCGTATGCGAAGAAGTTCATACCGGGAAGAGGATGCACGCTCGTTCCTGCCTGAAGAGCGTATTCAAACTTCATGTTTCCAGCCTCATTCTCGATGATTCTAGTGGGGGTAAAGTATGAGGTGGCGTATCCGGAATACTCCATGAATCCGTTAGGACCGTATTCATCTTGAGTATGGTTGCTACCGGCTATGTTGTGAAGTATACCACGGCAGATATCACTTACCTTCAACGTTCCCCACTGCCCCTCAAGCAGTTCCAGCGTGGCTATTCGGTTTTCCGTGTCAACGGTCTTTATTCTTCCGTATGCGAACGAGTTCGCCTTGTCGCCGGATATCACATCGATGCAGTTGAACGTGATCTGCGGTACTATCAGCTCCTCACGGAACATCGCCTTGTCAGCTTCGACTATTGTCTTGCCGTTCTTGTCAAACCAGATGGCCGCACCGCTGCCTCCGATAAGACCTGTGACAAACTTGCCGACCCTCAGACCTTTGAGAAAGGTGATGATCTCGCTGGCGATATCCGCTATGTTCTTTCTCAGGAAGGTTCCTATAGCCCTCAGGGAGGAGAAAGCCGTATAGTCGCTCGGACTCTCCATATCGCCGGTCTTCAGCAGGCGGACATTGGCCTGCGCCATCTCCTGCGCCAGCGTGTATTCCAGATTGTTCAGCGTCGAATCCACGGATGACTTCCATGAGGTGCTGACCGCCGACGAGCAGTCAATGGAAGCCTCGGAAAGATTGCCCAGCTTCCTCTCTATCCTTGTGATGCGGGTGTCAAGATACCCGGCTTCGAAATACTGCGCGTCCTCCAGTCTCACCCTTTGTCCGAGCGATAACGGCACACTGTTTTTATCCACATGGATGTAATCCGTGTCGCCGGAATAGATGGATATGTCCTTGCTGTATTCTGTCAGGAAGCTGTCAACCGCCTGCTTGTACTGTTCTTCCGCTATCGGGTAATACTCATCCGGCATGCGGATGTTCGTCAGGATATACGTGTCACCGACGTTCGGTATGATGTTGCCTCCCGGTATCTGGGTGTTCTCGTTCGGGTAGGTGTTGATGATCTCGAACTCCTGTGTGTCGTTATGCCAGTTGCACTCGAACTCCCTTCCGGAGAGGTCGCCGCTTTCGAAGGTGATGTGTATCACCTCGCTGCCGATCATGTATTCATCCGGATTGAAGGGCAGATCCTTGTCCTTGACATAATAGACGGTGTATTTCTTCCCGTCCTTATTTGTCTGCTCCTCGGACCTTACCGAGGATACCGTACCCAGGCGGTGCGGGAATATATCCTGAAAGGCCGCTTCCTCGCGATGCTCCTTCAGTCCCAATTGAGTGTTCAGGTCGATATACTTGTCCCGTGACGGCAGTTGCAGATGGGTGTAGCCGTATTTTGACGGGTCAATATTTTTGGTTGAACCTACGGGGATCAGCCGTGTGAACCATTTGATCGAATTGGAATTCTCATTCTGGGTCAGCCCCGTCTTCAATCCCTTCATATAGCCGAGCGTAACCCGTTCGCCGTGTTCGCATTTCCCTATGTTCAGGTATTCCCCGTCCAGCCACCACTCGGTTTCCCAGGCACCGGCTATCTCGCCTGCCGCATCCCAGCAGAACAGGCCGTTGAAGTTGATGGTCTTCCGGTCGCCGGTGACGGCCTGTCCTGCACGCCACGTCACACCGTCGGTGTTGCGGTTCATGTTCGCAACCAGCTTTTCCAGCATTTCCATCGGCGTGCCGTCATAGGCAAAGACGGACTCCAGGTCATCCTCCCCCTGGTTCAGACGGCAGAACAACAGGTCCTGCATGTCGTGCTCGCGGCCGTAGAAGCTGATATTGTAGGTGTATTTCTGTGTGTCGGTCTTTTTCGGGCGGTACTCCTTCTTTATGGAGAACCGCTTTCCTGATATCTCCACATAGTCGCCGACCGACAGGACGAAGAACTCCCAGGTGGTGAAGTTCACCGTCACCACGAATTCCGCCCCCACTTCCTCGGTCCACCGGGACGATGAATCGGGACTGACCTTCCTTTTCAGGGCTCCCTGCCTGTCGTAGATTTCAAGTTCCATTTATGATGTTTTTAAATCGTTTTTAATCACTGTTTGAAAAAGGTTTCGGCTCGCGCAGCGTGACCGTGAATCCGGCTACCTGCTGGCCGGTATTCCTGATTGTCGTGAACTGGCTGTACCGGGTATATTCCTTCAGGTAGACCTTCATCACCCGGCCTATCTCCGGAACCTCCAGCGTCAGCCATCCCGACTTCAGCAAGGCAAGCACGGCGTTGTAGTTCTTGAACCACCCGGTCCGTGTATCCGCAACCACCGCCATCTTCAGCGTGATGTCCCTCGCCTCGTAACGGGGAAGCAGGGTTTCGGGCAGCTCCTCGCCGTCAAGTTCCCGGTAACTGACGGAGGTATGCTCCTTCATCTTCGGCGGCTTCATCAGCGAGTCGTAATTGGTATGGTCCCCCGCGTTCTCCTCGTACAGGAAACATCCCAGGGACGCCATGTCCGTCCCGTTTATTTTCAGCAGTCCTTCCTCCACTTCCATAGTCCTATGTTTTCAGTTTCACACCGCGCCGGAGCTCCGCGATGTTCTCGTTTATCGTTTCGAGGTGTCTGAGGTACTCCGAATTCCCCGCAATTTTGCCCAGGGATGTCGCCATCCCTTCGAGATGCCTCGTAAGGTTGTTGTCAATGCTGATGACATGGTCAAGGGTCGCGTTGCCGATTCCCTCCAGCCTTCCGGCCGTCTCCTCGGTCATGGAGGTGACGGTTCCGGCCCGGCCGGACTGGGAAGAGGAGGACGATGATGTCCATCCGAAGATATCCTTCAGCGAGTCACGCTCCTCCAGGGCGTCCTTTACGATATCGTTCCATTCCTGCTGGAGGTCCTTGTATTCCCCGGTATCTATACCTCCTTCCTTGTTGTAGTTGGCAAACTTGTCATACCATTCCTGAAGCCTCTTGTCGTAGACTTTCGACAGGCTTGTCTTGAGGATAGCCTTCTGCAGGTACTCGCTAAAGTCCTCCGAGAAATCCTCCGCCCCGCTTTCCATATCAAGCAGTGTGTCATAGAAGGCGTCACGCATGCTGTCAAAAGACATCTGCGTGAGCTGTTCCTTTATCTGGGCCTGTATGTCACCCAGTTTTTCCGAACCTTCAATGATCTTGTCCAGGTAATTTCTGACATCATCATCCAGCTTGGCCCAGAATGTGGGAGCTTCCGACTTCAGTTTCTCCAGCTGCTCCACGGAGAGATCGAACAGCCCGGTCATACGTCCTTCCCCGATCCCGTACCTGTAGAAGTCTTCTCCCAGGGCCGCGCCGGCTGCCGCCCAGTCCTGAGAGGACATCCATTTGCGCTGCCGCACCCCGATAGAGTGCGATCCCGTGCTGGCTCCCGAATTCAGACGTTCCTTGCCCAGTATCCGGTAAGAGTCTATGGCGGTCCGCTGTAGGGCCAGAGCTTCCTCTCCGACCTTCTGCGCCTCGGCGCCGTAGCTGGTCTCTATATATTCCTTTTTCTTGTCGATCAGTTCATCCCATATCTCGTTCAGACGGTTGTACTGGTCCACCATCTCGTTATAGCCGGAATAGTCGGCTCCCTTGAAGATGCCTCCAAGCCCCTTGACACCGAACAGACGTCCGATGCTGTCCCACAATCCTCCTGCGGCGTGCATGACGGATTCGAGAATGTTGCCGACAAAACCCTCCAGCCCTTTCTGCCCGATCTGGTCAAGGATAGCCAGTATGGCCGCGATGATGCCGCCGATCTTGCTTCCGGATGCGGACAACGTGTCCACCAGAGACCCGACCGCGCTTCCGAAGGATGACAGGCTCATGTCCGCCTCGCCCAGCGTGTTCATCGCATCGGCCACGGCGGTGATGTTTCTCACCGCCTTATCCTTCGAGGCTTCCAGGTTGTTCCCGGCATTGCGCTCCCCGGCTTCCGCCTTGTTCCTTTTCTTTCGAGCGGCCTCCGCTTCCGCGCTGTCCGCCCCGTATTGCCGCACGGCCTCGTCATAATCCCGTTGCGCGGCTGTCAATTCATCAACCGCTTCGGAGTATTCCCGTATGGATTCGGTCAGATTGCCGAACAGACCTCCTTTCTCGATGACCTCGCTGTCGATCTTCCCGATGGCTTCCTCGATGACCTGCATCTGTTCCGGAGTGGCGTTTTTTTTGAATTCCGGGCTGTTGCGGAAGCTGACTATCTGCCGCTTCACCTTCTGCAGCTCCTTTTTCGCCACCTTGTCCAGATTGCCGAAGACGACATCCCAGTTGATGGTGTCCTTCAGTTCGTTGAAATCAAGTTCGGACAGCGCCTCGTCACGTTGTCGGGCAAGCATCCTTTTGTCATTCCCGTTCAGACTCTCTTTCGAGGATTTAAGGGTATATTCCCGCATGATGGCCAGACGTTTCTGCTGGTATGTGCCGTATTCCTTGTTATAGTCAATCCAGGACTGCAGGTCCTTCTCCTGCCATTCCTTGTCGGCTGTATAGAATTCCTTCGCATATTGCTGGTAGGCGACAAGACGCTGCTGGGACGCGTTGTCTTTCACGGCCTGCCTTTCCTCGGGCGTGGACCTCACACCCCGTTTCTTTTCGGCCTCGTCCATTTTCTTGAGGGTGTCACGCTCCTCCTTGTCGATCTGCGCGAGCGACTCGTCAAGCTCCTGCCTTGCAAGGGCCTGGCGTTTCCTTACACCTTCCCGCATGACCGATATGCGTGCCGCCTCAAGTTTCTGCTGTGCCCTGATACGGGCGTCGGCGAGTTCGTCCTGATAATCCCGGGCCGATTTGCCCGTATCCTTGGTTTCCCTGCCGTCATCTTCCTTTATGCCTGCCGATTTAAGCCTCTCCTTCCATTCCTTTGTCCGCGCAAGGAACAGGTCCATATAGGATTTGGCCGTATCCTCCGCTGCCTTCTGTTCCTCTTCCAGGGCGGAGATATCATTTTCTCTGAGCTGTTCGGCCGTGGGAGCGTCCGCCTGTCGGGTATAAGTAGCTGATCCGGACGCGGAAGAGAAGAAATTGGCCCTGAACCTGTCCCAGAAAGTCGGGCCCTTCTTCCGCCTTTCCTCTATCTCGTTCTGTTTTTTCAAGGCCTTCTCCGTCTGCTCCGTGGCCAGTTTGAACGCTGCGGCAGCTTCGGCCCTGAGAATCATCGCCCCGATGAACACGTCCGTATTGTCCACCAGCAGGTTCTCGGCGTCATTCACGTTGCCCACCTCAACACCGAGTTTCCCGAACTCCTTCTTGTTTTCGGTGATGAACTGTTTTTTATCGGACATGTTGTCTCCCAGTTCCTTCCATCTTTCGGACAAGGACCTGACGAGAGTGACCTGTTCCGCCACATCACTGCTGCTGTTCCTGAAGGATTCATTCACCTTTTCCTGGGCTTTCGCCACGGACAGGGCGGCATCCTTCACGCCGAACAGGCTCTTCACCCATCCGCCGATCTCCTTCCCGTATACGACGGACAGGGTAATCAGGGCGGCCAGCGCCGTCTGCCACGAGAACAGTGAGGAAAGCACCTGCTTCCACACCGGGGTGGCTTTCTTTCCGGCTTTGGTCAGCGCCTCATACTCCTGGCGGGCTGACGACAGGGTGTCGGTGAACATGGAAATGTTGTTGGAAATGGCGAGGAAGAACATCTGGGGACCCATTGCCAGCGAGGGGAGTTCCCGGGCGATCTGCTGCATGCTCATCCTCACATTATTGAGTTTCGGGGCGGGATCATCTCCCATGAGAGGGGTGGATCCTGTCTTTTTCTTCTGCTCTTCCAGCCCCTGCAGTTCCGCTTTCAGTTGCCTGATGACTCCCTGCAGTGCCTGGATGTCCGCCATCTGGGCATCGGTATTCGTACCTGCGGCCATGGCATTCCTGTACTGTTTCTGCAGTTCCAGCAGTTCCTGCTCCAGCTGTGCGATGACCTGTTTTGCGTACAGGCCTATCCCGGAAAGGTTGCCCTCCACCGAGCGCATCCCCTTCAGTGTCTTGTCGTCAAGCAGTATCTCCAGTCTTACAGGTTCCATTTTTACCCTCCGAGTTTTGTTTGAAAATATTCAGTGGTGAATTTGTCCGGCCTACGTTTGCGCTCCCTTTCCAGGAGCTCCTCCTTGGTCACATACCGGCTGACATCCGTGTTCATCAGCATCAGCTCGGCGTAGCTGATCTTCCACAGGATGTGCCGTTTCGACCTGCCGAACCGTTCCATCGCCTGCGCGATGATTCCGAAAACGCTATGGGGGCTTTCCTGCCGGCCCGTTAACCCGTTTTCCTTTCCCGGCTTCCTATCGGCTCCAGCAGCTCCGCCGTTCTGGACGCCAACGGAATAGTATTGCAAAAAGGCTGTATGTCCATGCCCCTGAGCAGCTCGATGAGGGCGGCAGAGAGCATCGCCGGATGCACCCTCCATCTGAGATACCATGCCACAGGGCCGGAGAACAGCATCCCCGAGAGCCATCCGGTGCATACGGCCAGCGCGACCATCCGGCTGACCGCCTTTCCCTTCTCCGCCACGAACCGCATCCTTTCTTCATAGTCCATCGCCCTGATATCCTCCGGGGTGACGCCGAGCTCCAGGTACCGCCTTGCTATGCGGATGACCGCCCCGGCGGGCGGACGGCGCATGACAAGGAAGGATTTCCCGGGGCGTTTTTTAAAGGGTCTGAGCGGCATCACCGGAATGCGGATGCCGATGTCAAGCAGCATGTCCGCCGCCCGACTTCGTGTGTCCTTCCCTTCCATCATGACTCGGGATATTCCGGTACACTGTCACCCGGGGCGAAGATCTTGTAGGGAGGCTTCTCCCCGGCATCCTGCATCTCCAGCTCGCACTCGATGCCCAGCACATTGCTGAAGTTGATCCCGTTGGCGAAATTGCATGTGAGCACCCCGTTATAGATACGGATCGTGTGTCCCGTCACGGTCTCGATGTCGAACACGCCCTGCACGTCCTTGTCCTCCGTCGGAGGCACATAGACCCCGGTGCTTTCCTTCGTCCCGCCCATCACCTGTATCATGTTGTCCGCGGACAGCTCGATGAGCGTGAACGTCCATGTCTTGGTTCCCGGTGTGGATTTGAGCACCGCGAACGGCGCGTTGCGTTTCTGCGCCGCCCAGATGCGGGTCTTGGAAGGCGAGTCGCCTCCGGGCTGCAGCCCGTCCTCGGATATCAGTCCGAGAGCCTTTCCATTATATTTGAGAGCTTTCACGCCATAGATGGCGCCGGTATTCGTTTCTGCCATAATGATTCATGTTTTAATTGTTCCTTGATTTGTCTTTAAACCGCCGGAGTCCCCAGAAGAGAAGCAGGAGGACAAAACAGCACAACACCTTCGTCCTTGTCCGGTCCCAAAAAGAGGGAACCGGCTGTTTTTCCCCGGCCGTAGCCTCCTCTGACTCCAACCTCATATCCGAGGTCTCCCTTACGGTGATCTCCGGCCGGGCATGCGAGACAGCCGTGACGTTCACGCCGCCTTCCCCGTCCGACTCCACCCTCAGGTCCAGCCCCTCATGCTGCTCCGTCACGCCCATACCGGCCGGAAGGCCGCCTATCGTCCGGAGGAGCCCGGGTTTCAGTGCCAGGCTCGTCAGAGTCGTCGGGGCCTTGCCGAAGATTATTTCCCCGGTTACGCTCCTCTGAAGAGAGCCCGAGCGGACGGCTGTTCGGCTCTCCCTGTTTGCTGCGCATCCAGACAACAGCAGGACAGCGGTCAGCATACTTGCACTGGTAACATTTACGCAGCGCCTGTTCCAGAACGATAATTTTCTCATTGACTTTTCGTATTTGGTCGCTTAAATGTAAAGTCGTCTCGGAGAGGTCGTCATACAACTGTTTGTATGTGCCCTCGTTCTCCTTGACCGCACGGACCTTGACGAGCCTGCGGTCACGCCACCAGCCTATTGCCATGGCTATGCACCCCGTGGGGGCGAGCCACTGCTGGAGAAGTTCGAATACAGTGCCCCAGTCCATACGCATGTCATTTTTCAGATCATCTCCCAGCCGGCCTCTATGTCCGCCATGACGGCGGGCACGCCGTTTTCCACCCGGCTCATCGCGGCGGCCAGACGGCACATCGTCCCCTTGTCATCCACGTCCGGCTCATAGGTAGTGGGAACCTGAAGCTCGCCGCATACACTTGAAAGGTAGGCACGGGTGTCGTTCTCCGTGGACGGGGCGTAACGCCCGATCATAAGGGAGAGGGTCTTCAAACCGTGTTTCTTCCGGTAGTTCCTCAAGGTGATGAGCATGGCACGGTAGCCGTATCTCATGTCGGTGAACTGGAAGAACTCCTTGTCCGTCTGCACCGGGCGGAGACCCTTCCACCTGTCACCTGACAGGCGGAGGTTTCCGGGATTATTGTTTCGTAGTCCTCTTGGTGTCGCCATAATCAAACCTCCAGACTTTCTGCAGACGCACTGACAGCAGCCTTGCTTTCCTGTCCGGCAAGATCGCTTGAAAGTGTTATTTCCTTCACATCCCCCTCAAACCATGACTTTCCGTCATAATAGAGGGATACAGTCTTGCCTGGCGCGACTTCCGTACCCTGCACGGTCGCTTTATGCTCAGCCGATTTGTTGGACACGGACAGGCGCGCTCCCGCATGTACCGCGGCCGCCTCAATGGTATAGGTCTGGTCTGACGCGGGAGTCAGCTCGATGGCGTCATCCTGCGATTTCATTGTGATCGTGGTGTTGGACGTTGTGATGACATTCCCCTCACGCGCGTCCAGCATGACCACCTCCTCACCGAACGCCGTATTCGTGTCCGCGGTCATGAGCATCTTGAAGAAGTAACGTTCTCCGGCATTGGTCAGCTTGTCGATCTGGATCACGTTGAAGTCGTTCTGCAGGTTGACCGCTCCCCAGAAGTTGGACTGTTCGGTCGGTGTAGCCACTGTTCCGATGATCAAGCCGTCCGGCCATGAGGATACGGTCTTGATCGTAGTTCCCTTGAAACGCATGGCGCTGGTATCAGTCCAGTTCACGCCCTTTCCCTCGCGCAGGATAAGCTCGTCGTCATACCGGTCGGCATCGTCAACGGACATGATATACACAAAATTGGGATTGTTGCGGAGAACCTGGGGAGTTGCCTTGCGCACGCGCATCAGACGTTCAATCATGGTGTCGTCTTTCGGGGAGTTCACACGGATTACCTCAGGATCTTCATAGACACGCATCAGAATGCCGTTGAACAAGTGCTCGTCATCCTCCTCATCATCGACATAGATGCCGTTGACGAAATGGTATCCGAGTTCAAAATCCACCTGGTCGGACAAGGCTTTCAGAAGGACGTTCTGCACATTGGGGGGAAGCTCCCGGAATACCAGTTCCCCTTTGGGCTGGAACGGACGCCATATCTGCTCAAAAGAGCGGGGATTGAACGTGGTAAAGGCCATGAAGTCTTTCGGTTCAAGCACCTTTTCCGAATAAATGAAATCCCCTTTGGAGTCCTTGTCCTCAGGCTGTTCCACGCGTTTGCGCAGCATCTTGTTCGTTTTCAGCCGGGGAATGGAGTATTTCTTCGTCACATTGGGCACGAGGTTGATCAGCCCCTTCTGTACCAGTTCGTTGCCCGTGGCCGCCTTGGTGAGTATCCTGTCGAGCACCTCACCGTCATAATTCGTATTCTTGATAGTTACAGCCATAATCTTTTCATTTTTTAATTAAAACCGTTCTTTTTCCGGATTTCTTTCCAATTGTCATTCCATCCGGATTTGTCCTGTAGCAGGGTATCCGGAACATCATCCACGCTTTTTTTCTTCGCAAGCCCGTCGATAATCCTTCTCCCGTTCTCATAATCCTTCTCCAGCACCGCCTGATACGCGTCACGGTCGGATGGAGCGATACGCCCGTCCTGCATGGCGTCCTCGAGAAGATTCCTGATCTCGGCCTTTCTGGCCTCGCGCTCCTTCTCGACATATCCGTCCAGACTCGCCTTGAGCGTGTCACGTTCCTTTACCAGCGCGTCATACTGTCCCGCCTTGTTTTCAAGGGAGGAGAGCGTGCGCACTACGTCCTCATCCGTCGCACACGAGGCGAAGGATGGTCTCTTCTTCAATTCTTCATACATCATATTACCTGTATTTAATGTTTGATTGTCCAGCCGGGCCTGGAATGCGGCATAAACCTCCTGCGGTGTCCCGGCATCCACTCTCTCGCCGATATCATAGATACCGTCAATGAATCCCATCTCCCTGGCTTCCCTGGCGGTAATCCAATGGTCCTTCCCATCGAAATAGGCATCCTTTATCTCCTCACGGGTCTTCCCGGTCTTGGAAGCGTACATGTCCGCAAGCGTATCCTCCAGCGCCTCCAGCTGCTCGGCGACGGCTTTCATCTCCTCCTTGTTGCCGTAACATCCCCCGTAAGGGCTATGGAGCATCAGACGGGCGTACTGGCTCATATATACCGGTTTCCCGCACAGGGCGATGACACTGACCATGCTTGCGGCAATACCGTCGATATAGATGGTTATATCCGCATCGCTGGCCCTGAGGGCGTTGAATATGGCCATGCCTGCATACACGCTCCCTCCCGGGGAGTTCACACGCACGTCTATGCTCCTGTACATGGAGGCGTATTCATACAGCTCGGAAACAATGTCCTTGTCGTTGATCCCGTCAAAACCGCCGATCTCCCCATACAGGAGGATGCAGGCGGTATCAGGGGAGGGTATCATGTTAAAGTATCGCTTTTTCATCGGTCGTCTTAAAATTACGGTGCAAATATGGAGAGTTTTTTTACTGCAATCAACACCCTTGGGGCATGATGCAACTTTACAACCGCATGATGACGTCATAAAACAGTGTCATAAATTCAATATATTGCAAATCAAATATTTAAATACGAATTTTGCCGTAAATAAAAAAAGATAAAAATGGCGGAACTGACTAGCAGGCAGAAAAAAGATTTTGCAAGGACTATTTACCTTAACGAAGAACTGACACACGCGGAGATTGCCGAGCGTGTGGGAGTAAAACGTCAGACTGTTTCCCGGTGGGCCGGTGAAGGCAATTGGGAACGGTACAAGGTATCCATCACCATGACACGGGAAGAACAGCTCAAGAACCTGTATCTCCAGCTTGCCGAGCTGAACAATGCCATCAACGGGAGACCCGAGGGGGAAAGATTCGCCAGCACGGCCGAATCGGACACCATAGCCAAAATAACCGGGTCCATCAAAAAGATGGAAACGGATGTGGGGCTGGCTGACATCCTTTCGGTTTTCAAGAGTTTTGTCAAGTGGCTGCGCACTTATGACATGGCACGCAGCAAGGAGATAGTCCCACTGCTGGACGCCTATGTAAAATCCAAACTGTAAGGCTATGGCAAAACTCAGACTTACCCCCCGGGACAGGGCCGAACTGGCGGAATGGAACGACCTGGTGGCATCCGTCCGGGAGAGTTCGGACATTAACCCGTCCGACTCCACCGCTGAAATAGAGGACCGTAAGAAACGGCTGGAGGCGGATAATGAAGCGTGGTTCCGTTATTATTTCGCACAGTATTACACCTGCGAGCCGGCCGGTTTCCATAAAAAAGCGACACGGCGTCTTATGGGGCACGACCGCTGGTATGAGGTCAGGGCATGGTCGCGCGAGCTGGCCAAGTCGGCACGTGCCATGATGGAGATCATCAAGCTGGCGCTTACCCGGCAGGTACGCAATGTGCTGCTTATCTCGAACTCGCAGGACAACGCCGGACGCCTGCTGCTGCCCTTCATGGCCAATATGGAGGAAAACCAGCGCATCATTCAGGATTACGGCACACAGAAAAAGCCGGGTTCCTGGGAAACAGGGGAATTTACATGCCAGTGCGGCTGTTCCTTCCGGGCTATCGGTGCCGGACAGTCGCCACGCGGTACCCGTAACAAGAATTTCCGTCCTGACTTTATCCTTATCGATGATATAGACACCGACGAGGAATGCCGGAATCCGGAACGTATCAAGGCCAAGTGGAAATGGCTTGAAGAGGCGTTGATTCCCACCATGTCCGTCTCAGGACGTTACAGGGTGCTGTTTAACGGAAACATCATTGCGGCGGACTGCTGCATCACACGTGCCATCGAAAAGGCTGCGGAACTCGGACAGAAAGGAATAGGATACGCGGACATTATCAATATCCGTGACAAGGACGGCGTCTCCTCATGGCCGGAAAAGAACTCCGAAGAGGATATAGACCTGTTCCTGTCGCTTATCAGCACCTCTTCGACACAGAAGGAATTTTTCAACAATCCGGTCAGCGAAGGGAGCATATTCAAGAACCTTGTATTCGGGAAGGTCCCTCCTTTGAACAAATTCAGGTTCCTTGTCATTTACGGGGACCCGGCCCCGGGGGAGAGCAGGAGGAAACAGGCCAGTTTCAAGTCCGTCTGCCTGCTGGGCAAGCTCAAGGGAAAGCTGTATGTGATCAAGGCAAGGGTGTTCCGGGGTAAGAACGAGGACTTTATCGAGGCGTTCTTCGAACAGTACAAACATGTGGGAGGAAAGGCTTCCGTTTACGCCTATGTGGAGAACAACAAGCTGCAGGATCCCTTCTTCAAACAGGTTTTAAAGAAGCATCTGAACAGGCTGCGCAAGAAACACGGCATCCCGCTGAACATCATCCCCGACGAGGAACGCAAGACCGACAAGGCAACCCGTATCGAGGCCAACCTTGAGCCCATGGACCGTGACGGCAACCTCATATTCAACGAACAGGAGAAAGACTCCTCGGACATGAAGGAACTGGTTGACCAGTTCCGGATGTTCGAGCTCACCCTTCCGTATCCCGCGGACGGGCCGGACTGCGTGGAGGGAGGGAACAGGGCCATAGACAGGAAGGCGGGGAACATGGAGAAGCCGGTCATAATAGAAAGGGCGGCAATCCGCCGTTTAAACAAGTACAGGAGGTAAATGACATGTCTGAATTCATCAATCCGGATGACTACGATGCGAGCATCCACAGGGAGATCCTGGACAGCATCATCAGGGAGGACGAGTCCATAGTGGAGATATGCGAGGACCAGGCGGTGGCGCAGATGCGCTCCTACCTGTCCGCACGTTATGACTGTGACAGGATATTCTCCGCAAAGGGCAAGGAAAGGAACGCGCTCATACTCATGTTCGCCAAGGACATCACGCTCTATCATGTATGCAGCATCCACAACCCCCAGAAGTTCTCCCCCATACGCAAGGAACGTTATGACCGCGCGATGGAGTGGCTCAAGGCGGTCAGCAAGGTGGAGATCAGCATAGCCGACGCTCCCCTGCTGGACGAGGAGACGGCAAGGAACAACCTGCCCACCCAGATAAGAAGCAATCCCAAACGTGTAACACACTATTGAAATGGCAAGAAAAAAAGAAATATCCATAAGCGGCAACATGCCGCTGCCGGGCAGGAACACCCCGGGAACAGTCATCATCACCGCACCCAGGCTGTTCATGAAGGATATGGCGGACTACATGCAGGCCGTCAGGGGAGCGAACAATGTGGACTTCACACAGCGGACGAGGCTGTATGACCTCTATGAGGACATCCTTATGGACGGGCATACGGGAAGCGTCATAGAGAAGAGGAAATCGGCAGTGCAGTGCTCGCAGATCGAGTTCAGAAGGAACGGCGTTCCGGACGAGAGGATCAACACCCTGTTGCGCTCCCCTTGGTTCTACCGGTTCATCGGGGACCTGATAGACTCGGATTTCTGGGGGTTCTCCCTGTTCCAGTTCTATAAGGACGGGAGCGGATGGATGGACTACAGACTCGTGCCCAGAAAGAACTATGACCCGGTGCGGGAGCTGATAAAACACCGGCAGGAGGACACCACGGGGGAACCGCTGGAGAATTACCACACGATGCTCCTTGTCGGGGAGAAACGCTCCCTGGGAAGACTGGCAAGGATAGCCCCGTATGTCATATACAAGCGCAACGACATGGCCGACTGGGCACAGTTCTGCGAGATATTCGGAATGCCCATACGCGAGTATACCTACAGCGCCGGTGACGAGCAGGCCCGCGACCAGGCCGTGAAGGATATGGCCGAGCAGGGAGGTGCGGCGGTGTTCCTCCATCCGGAGGAGGCGCAGATGAAACTGATAGAAAGCGGCAACAAAAGCGGCAGCTCCGACCTGTACAGGACCCTGTACGACACATGCAATGACGAGATCAGCAAGATCGTGCTGGGAAACACGCTCACCACGCAGGCCTCGGAACGTGGCACGCAGGCACTGGGGACCGTACAGGAGAAGGGAGAGAAAAAACTGAACGAGGCGGACCGGATCCTGGTACTGAACACCCTGAACTATGACATGACCGATATCTTCACCGCTTTCGGGTACGACACACGGGGCGGAGAGTTCTATTATGTCAAGCCCAAGGAAACCACCGCCGAGCAGGAGATAAACATCATATCCCGGATGCGCCAGATGGGAACCCCCGTATCGGATGAATACGTGTACGAGGCTACGGGAATCCCTAAACCGGACAACTATGACCGGCTCAAGGAAGAGACGGCCTTCGGAAACGGAAAGCCGGCAGACAACGGTGCACAGGAGAAAGAACAACCCTCTCCTGAAAGGAACAAGCGGAAGGAGGACGGTATTGTAAACCGTATCAGGTCTTTTTTCGTCGCCGCCCCGCGGAAAGGGGCTTTAAAATGGTAATGGACGACCTCTACGGGGAGCACTGCCGCCGTTGTCACGGCCATGCGGATTCCCGCATGCAGGGGGCAGCCGTTTCGTTTGAGTTCACAAGGGAGCTGATGGCGAAAGTGCTGAGGGATATATTCTACCGGACGTTTGATGTAAGAACGGAAATAGACGAGGATCTGTTCCTGGCTACGGTCAGAACTTTCGGCCGTGCGGCGGAGGAAGGATTCGGTCAAAGCGACAATGACAGGCTGGAGGAAGTGTTCCTGGAGCAGATACGCGACAACCTCGATGTGTTCTCCGCTTTCCGCACCCACCGGATGCAGAACGACATTGCCTCGCAACTGCTGGACGAAAAGGGAAGCCTGAAACCTTTTTCCCGGTTCCTGGAAGACGTGCAGGCGATTATCGGCACGTACAATACGGCTTGGCTCGAAACCGAGTACGATACGGCGGTACTGCGTGCCCGCCAGGCGGCTGACTGGAAGCTGTTCGACAGGGATGCGGACATCCTTCCGAACCTGCGGTGGCTTCCCACCACCAGCGCAGACCCCGATCCCGTACATGCCCAGTTCTGGGGGATTGACCTGACTTTGCCCAAAGGACATAGGTTTTGGAAAAGCCACCGTCCCGGAGACCGGTGGAACTGCAAATGCTCGCTGGAGCAGACGGACGACAAGCCGACGCCCGGGTATGATGTGCCGTTATCGGACTATCGGCCCTCACCAGGGCTGGACAACAACCCGGAGGAGGACGGAAAGCTGTTCAGCGACACGCATCCCTATATCGCCCATGCGTATCCTTCGGCTGAAAAAACCGTAAGGGGCTTTATGGAAAGGAGAAAAAAATGAATGTGAATGACGCCGTCAGGGAACTCCGCAGAAAGGAGAAGGAACTTCGGAAGGCCTTCAGCAGGACGCTGCCCCGCAGGATCGGAGCAAAAGCGGTGAACCTTGTAAACAGGAATTTCCGCGAGGGAGGTTTTTATGACGGAGGGCTGCATCCCTGGAAGAGAACAAGGAGACAGGATTCCGCCAAGGGGGCGGCAGGCACATACGGTCCCCTGCTAAGCCGGCGTAACCGCCTGTCCCGAAGTTCGGAGTATGTGGCGGAGCCTTACAAGGTGACGATACGGAATGCCGTGGAATATGCGGGAATCCACAACTACGGGGGACGCATGACCACACATCCGAGAGTAACCGCCAAGATGCGGAAGATGGCATGGAGGATGTACTTCAAGGAAGCGGGCATCACCAGAAGGATGGGGAAAAAGGCCCGCAGGCAGAAGGCAGAGGCGGCACCGCCCGAAGCCCTGAAATGGAAGGCGATGGCCCTGACAAGGAAACAGAGGCTTGACGTTAAGGCGGACATGCCCCGGCGACAGTTCATCGGACCAAGCCGGGAGCTGCGTGAAATGACGAGAAAGGAAACGGAAAAGGAAATAACCAATATATTGTTAAAATGACATGGAAACTTTATTCAATGACATTCAGAAAAGAATAGCCGACAACATAGCATGGCTGAACAAACAGGTGGACGAGGATTACGGGCAGCTGGACATGCTCTACCGTGACGACGGGGACTCCGAAACCTATCCGATGGTATTCCCCATGGTGCTGGTTGACACGCCCGAGGTGGAATGGCAGACACTGGGAGGGGCGGGCGGATACATGCAGAAAGGAACGGTATCGGTCATTGTCAGGCTGGCTGTTGACTGCTATGATGACACGCATTACACCAGTGGCACGGCGGACAAGGCCGCCGGAAGAATGGAACGGATGAAAGAGGTGGACGCGCTTCTGCAGATGTACAAACCTGAATGCTGCCAGACACCGCTTATGAGGAAAAGAAGCAGGTTCCACACGATGCCCAGGGGGATAAAGGTCTATGAGACACACTATGAATGTACCGTGTGGGATAATGCGGTCAGTCGGTAAAAAGGGAGAGCTGGGCGGCGGTAAGACGGGGCTTCTTTATTTTGGGGACCGGCTTGACATCGATATCCTTCAGTCTGTTGCAGTTTGAACGGATGATGGCCATGATGCGGTCCACGCTGATGAAGAACTCCTTCTCGGAAAGGATCTTCAACGCGTCGTCAAAACGAAGACGCTGGATTTCCGTCCAATAATAATAGCGGCGCAACAGTGCCTCGTTACGCTTCATGATCAGTTCCGAACTGCGACCTCTTGACATACCCTGAAAACTTGTTTTGTGATAACACCTGATACCTATGCACAAAAGTAGTGATTATGAAATAAATATGCAACAAAGGGAGGGTTAAAATAAAAAAGCCCTCAACGCTCGTTTAAATTCCCACATAAAAACGAAAAATAGATACACCAATCCACACGCTGAGGGCTAAAGTCCTTGACGTGAATTGGTGTATCTATTTATGTGGGTGCACAAAAGTAATAATAAAAATTGGAAGTTTATGTGCAAGAGCGAAATTTTCTTCAACCTGCTCGGCCTGACCGAGCGTGAAACGGAAGTGCCGAAGGAACGGATATTGGGCGATTTCAGGGACATGGAGTCCACGGACGCCAGATATGTGCTTGTCAGGCTGCTCTCGGAAGCCGGCCTGTATCCGGACCAGATAGCGGGGATGACCAACCGCACGGCACGGGGGATACGGCACCTGCTGGCCCGGAACATCACCTCGCCGATGATCGGAATATATCTGGAACAAATAAGGAAACACATCAGAACAGGACGCTCGACGGAGTGCGTGTAGTTGAGTATGTTTGCACCACGGTCGGATTAGTGACCGGAACTACAAAATACAAATACAACTATGAGTGAATCAAGAACTTTTGTGTTCCCCGAGAACGGGAACTCCGGAGGCGGCACCAACGGCATTCTGGCCATGCTTCCGGCGCTGATGCAACAGCGCGGTGTGGATCCGAACATCCTGGCGCTGATGGGAAACGGCAACAGCCGTAACGGCAACGGCTGGGGTGACGATCTGTTCGCCATCCTGCTTCTGTTCATCCTGATGGGATGGGGAGGCATGGGAGGCTTCGGCGGCGCCCGTGGCGGAATGATGGGCAACGGACAGGGCGGCGTGGTACCCTTCGTGCAGAACGACGCGAACACCGCCGTGATCATGCAGGCCGTACAACGCAACGGATACGACATCCAGAGCCTGGCCACCGCGTTGAACACCTCTTCCGATGCCGTACAGGCCGCCATAAACGGTCTTGGCATGCAGATATGCAACATCGGCAACCAGATGGGCATGAACACCAACCAGATCGTCACCGCGATCATGCAGGGCAATAACGCCATCCAGTCGCAGATCTGCCAGTGCTGCTGCCAGACAAACGAGAACATTACCAAAATGGGCTACGAGAACCAGCTGTCCGTCTGCAACCAGACTAACACCCTGGTGAACACGGCCAACCAGAACACGCTCGCATTGCGTGACGCAGGCACGGCCAACACCAACGCCATCATCAGCAAGCTGGACGCCATGCAGAACCAGGCGCTGCTTGACAAGATCGACACGTTGCGGGAAAGAAACAGCACGCTTGTCAACCAGCTCTCGCAGGAGCACCAGAACGCGTATTTCGCACAGGTGTCCGCACAGACCATCGCGCCTGTCAACGCCGCGCTGGGTGATCTGAGCGCCCGTCTGGCGAAGATTGAGTGCAACCAGCCCGAAGTGGCCAAGGTGCCGTACAGCCCGGTTGTGGGAATCCCCACCTGTGTGGCGGCCCAATATGGTCTTGGATACGGCTTCGGTTTCGGGGCGGGTAACGGTTTCTGGGGTTGACCCGGAGAAAGGAGGTAATCATGCCATTTCCTTTTCAATTCGTTAACAGACGCGGATCGGCCGCAATAGCCACATCCGGAGTGAATGTCACCGCCGACAATGTGGTGTTCTCCTTCCCGAACCATTCATTCGTGAATGCCTGGTACAGGGGAACCATCTACATCGACCTGGCGCAGGCCGTTCCCACAGGAACAACCGGGACGCTGCCGGTCCTGTTCGAGACAAACGGGGCAACGCAGGCCGTGACCAAGTACAACGGCGAGGCGCTGACGGCAGCCGACATTCCCGGTACGGGAGTGTTCGAGTTCTGGTTCGACAGGACGACAAACACCCTGCAGATAATGACCGGAGTAGTTTAAGAACACGGAGGGAGGAATCCCTCATTTAAAAAGAAACAATTATGCCTTTCCAAAATTTAAGAGTCAACAGCCAGTTTTACATACTCCATAAGGACGGGACGCCTTATGTGGAGGTCGGTGCCATTGCGGGAGTATCCAACCCGGTCCCGGACGGGACACAGCCGGTTATGTTCGGCCAGCCGATGAAGATGGTGGTGGACATCACCGTCAAGGTCGGCGAACAGACCGTCACGTTCCAGAAAATACCCGCGGGGGCGGACATCGCCGACGCGAATTTCCCCGGAGGCGGGAACATGGTCATATCCGGATCAAGGGAGTCGATGAACTCCGAGGTGGCGGCCATGAGGAACAGGTCCGCGGAGATACTCAGGAGCATAGACCACCACCGTGCCATAGTGGACGCCTGCGGCAAGATGATGGAGATCCTGAATCCCGAGTTTGCCGAAAGACAGAGACAGGAGGCGGAAAACAAGGCTCTCAGGGAGGAGATATCCGAGCTGAAGGCCATGATGGCCGAACTGCTTAAACCCGCGGAAAGGCCCAGTACGAACAATCCTAAAAAACAACAAGTATGATGATGATCGAGATAGAAGACAGCAAGGTCGAGAGAATGTCCGATTATGCCGAAAAAATGCTCAAGTATGGCGGCAAGCTCATGCAGTGCATTGAGGAACTCTCGGAAGGGAGCGGCATGGGACAACGCGACGACGGCTACGATGACTATGACGAGTATGACGACATGGGACAACGTGGCGGTTATGGAAACCGTGGCGGATACGGCGGAGGATACGGGAACCGTTATGGCGGCGGCTCGATGGGCCAGCGCCGCGGAGTGCCCGGAACAGGACGCTATTCAAGATACCGTTAGTTTAACCCGCCGGGACGGAGGATTCCCCCGTCCCGGCTAACAAGAAGACCATGAACAGGACAAAGGAACCTCTGGACATATATGATGACCGGCCAAAGGAGATGACGGCGTATCTCCGGCACAATGGCTGGCACTTCAACAAGAAGCTGTGCGACTTCGCCGTGTCACTCATGCGCAGGATGAACCCGGCAACCGGAAAAAGCGAGAAGATCGAACCCATGACCAAGGACAAGGTGGACGAGCTTCTGGCCAAGAACGGGGTCAGGGTGGAGAACAACACATTATATGACTATGTATACGTGGCCAACCAGGCAAAAGCGGACTGTTTCAAGTCCTCCATTGCCGACGAGCCCCATCTGGCACTCTACGTCAAGGATATCATAGATGACCATGACGCTCCGGAAGGCATGGTCATGTGCATGTGGTATGCGAAAATGACAAGGGCCGGGGAACCGGTGGAATGGGACGAGATGTTATGATCCGCCAGCGGTTTGACATAGAGGAGTACGGATGGAAGGTGGAGGTCTACTATGCCGTGGACTGTTACTACACCGACGAGATCATGGGCAGGCTCTATGACATAGGCTGCCGCGGGGATGATCTGGAAACGGCGTACAGGAACCTGTCCTCCGGCAAACCGGATACCGGACTCACCTATTCCAACTACGGCACAAGGCAGACGGTCATGGTGATAGGGACCACATCGTCGCCCGCCGAGTTCCAGAACTCCTATGACCACGAAAGGAAGCACCTGGAAGCGCACATGGCAAAGGCGCTGGGGATCGACCCGTGGGGCGAGGAGATATGCTACCTGTCCGGCAATATAGGACAGAAGATGTTCGACAAGGCCAGGTTGCTGCTGTGTGATTGTGAATGTTGTAAGAAACAGATAAAGGAACTTATATGAAAAAGAAAGAAATCAGGAAAGCGCTGGAAGGCGGCACGCCGTTCTCAAGCCTGTACTCCCTTCTCCCCTCCGGGCAGAAGGAGAAATTCAAACAGTTCGCCGCGGCATTCGGATTCACGGAGCGGCAGGTCAGGGAAAGACTGCGGAAAGAAACACGATAACTTCTCATTGACAACGGGCGCCCCGCATATTATTGTATGCCGCAGGGCGCCCGTTCTGTTTTTATCCTTCAGTTAATCTTTCCTCAAACTCCGCAATGATACAGTCTGCGTCACCACCATGCACCCAGTTATCCAAAACAGAGGAAAGAACTTCGATGGCTTTCCGTTTCATTTCTTCCTCTGCCATTGCAACGGCTTTAAGAGCACTTTCTTTTGTGATAACCGGGAAGTTGGGATTGACTACCACAAAACTCTTGATTTCAATATATTCTTCTGATTTACTCATTTTTAAATTAGTTAAGAGTCAAGTTTTTTAATAAATTCATTTAATCTCCTAGCTGAATAATCGGTACCGCCAATTATGAAATAACCATCAACGGCAAATTTGAATGCTT